TCTGCCGAATATGTCGGTGATATATATGATTGCCTCACTGTCGCCTACAATACGGCTGTCAGCGTCCATGAGGAGCTTATCCATGATGCCAGTAGCAACACCTTCCTGAAGCATCGCTGCCTTCTGTGCGGTGTAGGTAGCCTCTGCATTAGCGGCTATCGCTGTCAGCTGTGAAGACTCTGAGGCACACTGTGTGAAGATACGCTTGAACAAGCCGTCACAGGTAGTGAACAGGTCGGTACGTGCACCGTTGGTTATCGTACCACCATTCTCTACTGTCTTCGCCTTCGTATCACCAAACCAGCCGAAGCGCCAAATCATGAGCTTCATCTGGCGCTCCAGAGCAGGGCGCAAGATATACTGCATGAACTCTCCACCTGTGAGGTCGCCAATCTCGGTGCCAGTCTTCAGTGTGTACTCGGCGATAGTACCCTCAAGGTCTGTATAGCAGAGCTTGAGAGGTATCTGCCAGTCACCCAGCTCCCAGCGCTTCTCGCCATTAGCAATGCCGATTTCCTGATACTCTGGGTCGCAACCAGAACCCTTCACACCTACTGCGTCAGCGTCACCAATAAAGCCTATTGGGTCGCCATTCTTCACCTTGCGGACAGTAGTGTACTCCTGAAACTTCTCGTCCTTATCGATAGAATAAGGAATAAGCTCCTTTAAGGTCTGCACGTCCTTTGGGTGAACTTCAATGTTTGCCAAAACTTTACTCATATTTTTTTCTCCTATTTTTTTATTGATTTATTACTGTGGAGGTCTGTTAGTCTTTAACCTCAACGTACTTGCCGTTGACGTTCTTGAGCTTGCCCTGCTTGAGTTTTTCCAACTCTTCCTCCATGCCACTCTTCTGGTTGGGCTTACCCCCCTTGTCCATGGAGCGACCAGTCGGCTTGTAGTTACTCTTAGCCAGAGCCAGCACCTTCTCGGCACCACCTGCCATTTTTATGGCATTGAGAGTAGCCATGTCCTGTGCGCTCTTGGCGTTCTTCTTGGCTTCCTCCAGCTCCTTCTTGAGGTCTTCGTTTTCCTTCTCCAACTCTTCGATGCGGTCTTGGAGTTTCTGCTTCTCCTCATCGGGATTGTCACCCTCTCCCTTCTTGCCTTCACCTTCTCCTTCGCCTTCCCCCGCACTGGCAGGCTTAATCTCGGTGATGACGCCTTCTTCTACTACAATAGTAGTTCCGTCAGGCATGGCGTGCTCTCCATCTGGTGAAGCCTTGTCGCCCACCTGAGGCTCTCCTTCTTCACGCTCAATGGTAATAACACCCCCGTCTGCCGTGTTCAAGTCCATTCCGAACTTGACATCTTCAATACTCTTGAAGCCTAGCTTCGCAAGCATTCGGTCCAGCAGCGACTGCTTAACCTCGGTAGTCTCATCATTTTTTACCATGTTATTTTTATTTTTGAAAGTTGAACTTAGCCCAGCCTTTGCAGACTTGGGCGGAATAATCTCGCTTATCAACCCCAGCTCCTTCGCTTTCTCTGGGGTAATATAAATATCTTCGTCCATTATCTTCTGCAACTCTTCCCTGAGAGCCGCCTTCTTCTCCTCATCGTCTCCCTCATCGCTACATCTCTCTACATAGAGATTAAGGATTTTCTCTTGGTCTGTGCGCATCTCCTTTTCCAGCTTTGCCAGTTCATCTGCCGTAAATGCCCCACCAGTCAGTATAAAGGGATTGTGTATCAGTATCTCAGCACTCTCATAAGACTTTCTGTTAGCCTTCGGAGCGGCCATCATGATTACCGTAGCCATAGACGCTGCCTTACCCTCTACTGTAGCGTAGATTTCCTTGCCTGTAGCCCTCAGTCGGTCATAAATACTCCAACCCTCCGTCACGCTGCCACCATTGCAATGCAGGTAAAGCTCTATCTTGTTGTCGCTCTCTGGTATAGCCTCGCAGAAAGAAGCTACATCGGTAAAGGAAGTACCTTCTACCTCCCCCCACCATTTAGCCATTTGCTTCTGCTCATCTGTCTGTATATCATTATACAATTTCAGTATCGCCATATTCTTTTTCCTCAATTGTTCCTCTGCAAAGATAAAGACTTTTCTTTATATATACCGATATACATCTTTTCTTCTTACTATCACACATTGATAGTGCAAAAAAAAGAAACTACTCTCACGAGCAATTTCTTTCCCAATGAAAAACAAAATAAAGTATTATGAAAGGAGAATTTTATATGTCTTTTTCCATTCTCTTTATTATCCTGTATATAGTAGGCTCTGACGTACAATACTGTGAGCAAAGATAGTTCACTATATACGTCACTTTCAACCCCTCTTCTTTCAGTCTCTTGTAATCTTCATACATAGAGAGGTTTTTTACGTCCTGCACGCACACATCTTTTTCCACTACCATTCTCAGGGTACTCTCGGTAGCCTTAATCAATTCATACTGCTTCATACTACACCAAGATTTTCTACAACATCTACTCTGTCGCTCACTCTCCTTATTTCCTCCACGCTCACTACTGGTCTCGGGCTTTCCTGCATACCCTTAGCCACAGCCCTTGCCAGCATATCCTCTCCAATCTCCGTCTGGCTGTTGGAGGTGCTCACAATAGGCACCCCGCCACCTAGCTGGTTGAAGGCACTCAAGGCAGGTGCGAACATCTGTGTTGCCGCTGCCGTCAGCACACTCTCACCATTACTCAGTCTTGCAGGTATAGAGTCGCTTGTTGCAGTACCCTCTCCAGTTACCAGACCACCTTCAGCGAACTTCGCACTCTTTACCGTCTTTATAGCCGTAGCAATATTTGCCATGACTGTTGCTACTGTTGTAGCTATGGCGGCAATATTTCCGGGGAAAGGTACGGTTTGAGCCTGAGCCACGCCAGCCGCTATCGCCTTACCAGTATTAACGGCAATCTCTCCAAGTGCCAGCACCTTGGAAAACTTAGCCAAAGCCGTGTTCTCTTCACCGAAAGCCTCCATTATAGACGATACTCCATTCAGTAGCTCTGCAATCGTCCGAAGTTTAATTTGCTCAATCTCTACCTCCTTGTCCGCCAGGGCTTTCTTGCTCTCGTTGTAAGCCTGTTGCATTTCCAGCTTTCTCTGGTAAAAAGCCTCCTCTGTTTCTCCCTCCAGCTGTTGCGCTGACTCCAACAAAGCCTGCTTCTCTTCCATTTCGAGCCGCAGCTTCTCTATTTCTGGATTTTCCCCGTCAGCACCATTACCCAGCTCCGTCTCAAGGATTTTCGTCTCATACTCACTCTTGATAGCCTCCTGTTGCTTTCTAATCCTCTCGTTGGTCTGCTCCTCAAGGAGTTTGTCAGTCAAAGCTCCATACTTCTGTCTTATCAGTAGCAAGTTCTGTTGCTTCTCCTCCTCTGACACTTCTTCCTGTCTCGCTGACTCCTCAGCAAGCGCCTGCTCATTAGCCAGCCTCGTCAACTGCAACTGGTAGTATTCGTCACTCTCCTTCTTGACTGTCGCCAGCTTCATCTCTATTCTCTTCTGCGCCCTCGACACCTCTTCCATGACAGCCTTACTATCCAGTTCTGCCAGCTTCTTCTCCTTGAGAGTCTCGAGAGCGACTATCTGTGCATTGACTGCCTCCCTCGCTTTCGTTGTTAGGTCTCTCTCTGTCTGCAACCTCTTCTTCAGGTCTTCAATCTGCCTGTTATAGCTAACCTCAAGAGCCTTTCTTCTTTCCTCTGCTCCCTGCAAAGTTATCTGGGTAAGCAAGTCCTCTGCCTTTCGCAGTTCTTCCTGCTCCTTTTTCGCTATCTCACCGGCACTACTTCCACTCTTGCTGTTGGAGGTGGAGGTCTTGTTGGTAAAGCCTCCTATATCGTTGTTCACTTGCAGGCTCTCTGCTTCTTTCATCGTCTCCTTGTACTTTGATAGCCACCTGTTCATATCTGCCTCTGCTTCATTGATAGCCTTCTGCCTTGAAGCCTTATCCCCATAGGCGGTATTATACCAATGGTCGTATTCTCCCGCCTCAGCCTTTCTTCTTACCTCCAGAAGGTTAAGGTATGCCTCTGTGTACTTTGACAGGAACGCCTGCGCTTCTGCTTCCTTGAGCAACATATCACAGTATGCCTTGCCCTTCTCCGTCAGCACCTGCTTCCATTTGCTAAGGCTGTTGTAGTAACCCATTTGCGCTCCATACTTGTCATTAAGTTCCTTGACAAGTTTCGCTTCCTGTTTCTTGGAGCCCGTAAAGCTGTCAATCCTGCTCATATAGGATTGTATCTCTGCACCAGCCTTAGCATAAGCCTTCTTCGCCTCTGCCGTTGTCTCTGCCAGCACCTTCTCTGCCTCTGCCGCCTTCTTGCTTTCCTCTGTTACACCTGAGAAGAAGTCAACCACATCGTCCCAATATGCCACCAAAGCCCCCAGTGCGGTTACCACCAATCCTATTCCAAGAGTCATGAGCGCCACCCTCAGCACCTTAGCCGCCACACTCGCACCTGTCATTGCCACCGTACTTGCATTAACAGCCGCAGTCTCTGCCACCTTTGCCTGTGCTACACCCGTAGAAGCACCAGCATTGGCGGTTTCTGCCGTTGTCTCTGCCACTGTTGCCGTTGTCATAGCCTGCTTGCTGACAGCTACAGCCTTCTCCTCCAGCCCTACCATTTGCAGGATTTTGTGGTATATCTTATAGGCGGCTGTAGAGTTATCAGTAAAGCGGGCGTTCAACTGTTGCAGACCATTCGTTACAGCCATGATACCCTGCAACCTCGACATAGCTTCCATAGCCTCCTCACTCTCTACACCGAAAGCCTGCGCAGCACCTTGATAGGTCTGCCATGCCAGAGAGCCAGTAGTAACTATATTCGTCACATCATCAAGCAACCTCGTATCACTCGCATATCTCTTAACCTCAGCATTAGCATCTGCTATATTATCCTTCAGCGCACCAGCCTTCTTTGCCAGTTCATCATAAGCCTCCGAGCCTCGCAAGCCCTCTCTCTCCATTTGAGCCAGTTGTAAGGTCAGCTCCTTCAGTTCCTGTCTCATAGGCTTTATTGCACCTTGATAGTTACCCACATTCCTATAGAAGCGCTGTGTCTCCTCCTCAGCGACCTTCAACTCCATAGTAACCTCATTCAGCTTCTCCTGCAGCTCCTTGCCCTTAGCACCGTTTCTCTCTGCCCTTGACAGCTCATCATACTGCTTCGTCAGGTTACTCAGTTCCGCCCTTAGCTGTTTCAGCGAGCCTTCGTTCTCCTTCTCCTGCCTCAAGTTGTTCTGCATTTCCTTTCTTAGCACACGCATAGCGTCCCTGTATTGGGTAGCCACAGCCTTAGAAGCCTCCATGCTCTTGTCATACTCCTCCTGGGAGACCTTTCCACTCTTCTTCTCGGCCTTCAGCTTCATCTCCGCCACCGTCAGCTCATCAATCTTCTTCTGGTACTCGGTAATACCTCTTATCGCATCCTCATACCTTACCTTGATGTCAAGGATTTTCTCGTTCTCTGCCATAGTCTCTATTCTCCTCTTGTTATCTTAATACCAGTTCAAGCAGTGTGCAGTCACACGCTCCATTTCCCTCACTCTTTATCTCTATCACAGCAAAATATCTTCCATACTGCGCCAGATACACAGGTATGCTTTCATCGAACTTCTGCAATTCCGCATCGCTGAGTATCACATTTTCATGTATCAGCTTGACTCTCTGCAGTGTTCTTGTCAGCTCTGCATACTTCTGTTTCAGGATTTCCTGCATATCTATATCGAAGATAGTGCTCGCTACTCCTTCTTCTCCCTCTGCAAGCCTCAATATCCTATCCTTGCAAGCCTTGTAGGTAAAGGTATTCTCTTCCCCTCTCTCATAGGTAGGTATATTATTCCCGTCCGTTGCCGCAAAGGGAAAAGTGAACACATCTCTCTCCAGTTCCAGAGACTCATTCTCTATCACCAAGTCTCCGTCATAGTCTCCTACTACCGTATCATCTTCCTTCCACTTGTAGCGGTTATGCTGTTTCCAGTCACTTAGGCTATACTCCAGACTCTTAGGCTTGTTCTCGGGGTGCGGAGCTACCACTTTGTCAGTCCAGTCGATAGCCTTGTCGGTATTCTTCCACACATCTGCAATCGGTATGAAAGTTACCCTTTCATCGTCTGCTATCTGCAAGGGAAATGTCCCCGTTATGCAGGCTAGGAACTTCACGAGGTCTATAACCTTGATGTCTGGCAGGTTATGCGCTATGGGGAAATATCCGCCTGCTGGCACATCTTCCTCTTCCATAACTGTCACCTTCAAATCTCCAGAGGTGAGTGCCATGCCTCTAAGTACCCCGTTTTGTATTTCACATAGTTCCATTGTCACCTTCTGTCCTCTCTGCAAGGAAACCTTTCCCCCTCCTAACATTTTCATTTTTACTACTCCATGATACCCCTGTGGAACTCTATACCTCACTCTCTTATTCTCTCCTATAATATACTCCTCTTCTCCTACCTTCATTTTCAGGTAACAACCGGAAGCGACTGCATAGATGTCATACGCGCTGTCTCCCCAATATTCATGTGCAGTAGGTTGGCTTCCTTCTGGTATCTCGAACTGCCACTCACCTCTCACCTCAAAGATAGTATCTGCCGTCACATTGGCTGTAAGCTCATCTACTATTCCTGTGGTCTCTTCAAAGACTGCAGACTGGCTGTTTATGCTCATTGCCACCCTTCCCAGAGATAGTATCTTGCTCTGAAAAGCTCCGACAAAGGTATCTCCGTAAGTCAGTTCGTTGGCATTATGCTTGATGAGAGGTATAATCAGGGTGTCAATATACTCCTTTGCTTCTCCACTCCATTCAAAAGTCACTCCCAGCAACTCCTTTATCAGTCTCAGGATATATGATACCTTTACGCAAGGGTGCTGGTTGTTTCCTGCTCCCAAAACAGGCATTCTGCCAGAACTTCCATGTCTTAAAGTCCCTTTTGCAAATACCTGCACCTTGGGCGTATGTCCTCCCGGGGGGTCAGGATATACCTGTGCACCTCTCCCGCTTGTCCACTCATAGTTGACGTTTGTAACCTTTATTATTGGGTCGTAGTATGCGTAGAAATAATCTTTCTCCAGTGCCTGCGCATAGGTATCAAAGACTGCTGGCACTTGATACAGTAACTTATCTTCCGTCTCCAAGTCATTAAGTTTGATACCGTTTGAAACCAAGTTACTAAATGCAGGAAACAAGCCCCACACCACGCTCACCTCTATGCCGTTCTCCCCCGTCTTCATGACGACAGCTCTGCCGTTGTTTATTATCTCAATGCCATTCCTGAGAAAGCGAGCTTTATGCACACTATAGGCAAAGTTACTCGTCCTCTGCACCAAATCGGCATGACTTATTATGTCTTGATTGTTCGTAGTGCTCGGCAGCCTCACCGTGTATGTGTGATTGGATATAATCTTACTTATATCCTGAAGCAGGTTACTTCTCAAGCTCAAAGCCACCTTCGTCTTGCCGTCTGTGTCAACCCTCTTGTTATTGATGTATAGCTCTTCTTCGTGTACCATTGCCTTTCCTCTTTACAGTCCCTGCACTGCCATGTCTGGCAGTACCATGTTACAAGTGAAATCTCTCAAGCTCTTGCTCTTCTCTTTGGTGTATGAGCCAGCCTGTATGTTGACAGCCAGCCACCTGTGTTTTCCAGTCTCGTCAGTACCTAAGTACATATCCACCATAGGGGAGGTGGTAATGTCAAAGAGACTCTCCCATACATACTCATCTACCAGAGGTGCGCATAACTGTATGGTATCTTCCCTTTTCTTCATCTGCTGTCTGCCCATACCACCAGTGAAGCCGTAGGTCATATCATAAGCCAGAAGATTGTTCCTCAGGAACTCACCCTCATTAGACACTTTTCTTGACTCATTGCCTCTCTCGAAGAGGTAATACTGGAAGAAGCCTTGTCTGTCTATCCACCTGAGATATACACCTTCTTTGTCGCATCGGTCCACATTCACTCTCACCTTATCGGTTATATTTCCACCAGAGAGCGAGAGCCTGAAAGTAAGGTCAAAGCTATTGTCGAAGGTCGCCTCTTTCAGTTCTCCCGTGAGGTCAGACACCTTGATGTAGTTCATAGCCAGCTCATCATCTATCCTCACATTCCATACACCTTGCTCTGGTATCTCCAACAGCCTGTTGGCTTTCTTGTCTCTCGATAACAGCACCTTGCAAGCGCCATGAGCATACACCCCTACCGAGAACGGATAACCCTCAAACCATGTCATCGTTCTATACACATTGTACTTCTCTTGCCCTCCAGCTCTCAATGCTCCCCATATATAGAACACATCGAAAGAGATGCTTGTCTCCACCTCCTCCTTGTCTATAACCTCTATAGTCACACTGACACTCTTTCCGAGTTTCGTCTTCTCTATCTCTGTATATGCCAGTTCCCCGAACTCGTTGGAGTCAAAGAAGCCCTGCACATACTCCCTGAAGTCCATGTAGCACTTCTTCCCGAAGCCGTCTCTCTGCTCCATGACCTCCTCCTCTCCGTCCGTAATAGTGAGTTTCATTACCTCAATACCCACCTCTTTCTCCGCTATCACCAGACAGGGATTGAAGGCAAAGCCTATCTCGTCAGGGTATTGCAGTGTCATTCCGTCAATCGTTGTAGTTCTCATCCCTATTGTACCTCCACTTTGTTAAGTTTTATATGGTCTATCTCCATTATTACAGCCTTCAACATTCTGTTGCTTACTCTTTCCATGGTGCCGTCAATCTCCCTTGAGTATATATCATCTCTGCCACCTTGCCTAAAGAGCCTTGTACCTTCCCTCCTTATCTTCCTTGCAATGAAGTAGCTTAGTCTCATCATACCCCTCTGTTCTGGTGTGTATTTGTGAGGTCTATTGGTGGAGTAGGGTATAGGCGCTGCCACAATACCCTTGTCTTTCATCCACTGCAGTATGATGCCCTGAAAGTTCCTCGGCACTCTGCCTCCCTTTCTACCAGTTTCCAGTACACCAAAGGCTTTCCTGCCATATAGTACTCCCTCCTCATCATCTACCTCTACATAAAGGCTCTCTGCCGTCCTTCCGCTCGCCTTCTGTCCTGCCCTGAGGTGGTTGCTTATAATACTCAGTCTCAACGCCTCCAGCTCCTCCTTGAGGATATTTCTCGGTAGTATCTCCATAGTCAGCACCTTCCCACAGTTGTCAGGTTGAGAGTTACCACTACACCTGTTACAATGTCGGTGAACTTCTCCACCCACGGCTGGTATTCCACTTCTTCAGGCAAAGGCTCGAACATACCAGACGCATCTACAGCCTCGATAAATCTCTCGGCAAGCTCCCTCATCCTGTTATACACCTTCTCATTATCCTCTCCGCTTGCACCTCTCTGCACCTTGTCAAAGAAGCCTATCAGCAGAGACTCGCTGTTTCTCTTTCTTCCGTTCTTCCTTCTTATAGTTCCCCTGACGGGCACCAGCGTCATGATGAAAGGGCAAGCTGTCTTGTTCAGTCTCTCATCAGCTTCATGCCAGTTAGCGAACACATAGCCACATTTAGAGAATTTCTCTTCAGCTATCTTCTTAATGCTTTCCTCGATGCTCATTCTGTATTACCTCCTCTAGTTTTCTTCTGTAGATATTTCTCTTTGTGTCAATCTCCAGACACTTGTAAACTATCAACCAAGACACTTTTTCTACTTCGTGGTGGTCGGTAATCCTCATTCTCTGGGCGTACCAGTCTATCAGTCCGAACACCCCGAATTGCAGGCTTTTTATTCCTGCTTTTATCTCCCTGCTTGTCGGCTTAGTATAGGTACGCTCAAACAGCTTGTTTATCTTCCTTACCTCCCTGCTTACCCAGCCAGAAAACGCTACCACCTCTACAGCTTCCGCCTGGCATACCTCTTCTTCTGTCATGCCAAGCACTATCCTGCAGGTAGAGAAAAACAACTCTTTCCCCTCTCTTATCTCCGAGAGTTCCAACAGCTGTCCTATTGTGAGTCCGTTCAAGTCCTCAGGCGTCTCTACCTTGCCCACCTTGAAAGGTCTCTCCATCTTCAGCAAGTTAAACGGCAGTTCCCTCGCCAACGAAGCAACAAACAGCCAGTCCTTAAAAATAGTATTCTTCTTCATATCCCTTATATCTCGTTGTAATGTGCCTTCGCTCCTCCAGCTCTTCTTATATTCAGCTTGCTCAATGCTACATACCTCACAGCATCTATTCCGTGATTATGAGCATCTATCGGCTCATTCGTTCTCTTGCCCTCTCTATTCTTCTTCCACTTGTAAGCCTGCATATTGCTTGCCAACCCTTTGCTTCTTCTGGTAATGTGTATCTTGTATCTCTTCAGTATATCTATACCCACATTGATACTATCCTTACCCTTCACGCTCGCTACTATGTTTATTCCCTCCGCCTTTATCTCGGCTATACTCTTAGGCTCTGCACAGTCTGCTATCACCAAGTTTCCTCTGGTAATCCCTGTCTCTCTCATAGCCCTTGCCAGCATAGGATTGGTGTAGCCTACATCATACAGCTCCTCGTCAATCCATAACTCTCCATGAGCCAGTACCACGTGCTCCAAAGCTGACGGGTCGTTGGTAAAGCCAAAGTCCAACCCTCTTGCGCTCATCTTCCATTCCTCTCTTGGAGGTAGCTCGTCCACTAAATCCCAATTCGTGAACACTAAGCCCTCCAGCTTACCAGTCAAGCCCCTTGCATACACCTTCCACAATCCTTCATCTTCTATTCCCTCTATTCTCTCATGCTCCTCTCGTGTCAGGAAGTGATTGTGAAAGTGTGTAGAGATTATCAGTACGCTGTCCTTTCTGCCTATTATCTTGTCATGCACCCAGAAGCGGGACGTTGGATTGTAGTCCAAGTAAACCTTCTTCCTCGTTCTTATCTGCAACTGCCAGAATATCTCATACGAAATACCGTTAGCCTCATTAGCGAAAAGGTAGTCTCTCTTGCCGTTCTTCGCATCTTGCTCATCATCATAGCTGTTGAACTCTATGATACTTCCATTCCTTCCCTGTATATAGTGTGAGCTTTCGTTGACCTTGAAGAAACGTCCTAACCAGTCGCTATCGTTAATTATCATCTTCGCATCACGGAAAGCGCCCACCCTCAAGTTAGGGAAATCCTGTCCCACAACAGTTATGACGCAGCCAGCCTCCATAATGGCATAGAGAAACAGCACCTGCATGATTGTGTATGTCTTGCCCGATGACGTTCCCCCTTGATTTACTATGAAACGCTTCTCCGTCTCATAGTTCTCCCTGAACAGCTCTTCATTTACCTTGAACGGTACTGCCATATATCTTCCTATCTGCTTACGTCAACTTCATCTT